GATGCCGTGGTAGCTAGCTGCTATAAACACTGTTCCACAACCGCAAATCCAATTTTCCAAAAACAAGTTTAAAAACAGGATTCAAATACCCACATTTCAATCCCCCACCCCCCATAAAAATTTTAAAAAATTCCAAGGTACCATGTCAAACGTTGGACACGGCATAATAAAAAAAGACCCCCGGACATCTGCAGACGTTCCGGGGGCACAAGGAGGTTTCCCTCAAGGAGAAGCAATGAACAAGAAAAACTTGCACCACTGCCGGAAATAAGTGTACACTATTACTAACGAGGCAACAAGTACGACGCCAGTACTAACCCTACGCAATGCTAGAACATTTAATTAACGGCGAGTTTCATCCAGAGGTGGTCGACGCCACTGCGGAAGTCCTGTCTTTTGAAAAAGCAGATCCAACCACAACGATTGACGCCAAAGTCAAAACATCACAGTGGCTCAAAGACCTTGAGTTGGAAGACGAAGAGATTGAGACCAAGGCGGCGGCAGATACTGCCCGTAAATCTTTTGCAAGCCTCGTGTCAGGCCAGTCTGTTGGAAATACGCAACAAGCGCTAGCTAATTTAAAAACTCCTGTTGCAGTGCAGCATTTAGTTGGGATGCTTACTGCCTACGATTGGGCGTTTGTCGAGCAGGCCAAAGAGCTACGGGGTTTTGCTGTAGCCAAGATCCTTGAAGAAGTTGAACACCCAGACGCACGCATCAGACTTAAGGCACTAGACATGCTGGGCAAAGTGACTGAGGTAGCGCTGTTCACGGAACGCATTGAGGTCAAGAAGACTCAGATGTCTGATGTTGAGCTAGAAAACCGCATCAAGGACAAGCTCAACAGGTTCATGGGCGTTATCGACGTTGTGGACGTTGCGGAAGATAAAGATGAAGCCTGAGAACTTCACGACTCTGAGCAAAATTGAGCTAGAAGCTATGGCCAAGGCTTTGCCGCACATGTCAGTGGCCGAGAAAATGGAGTTGTACGACGATTTAGAGCTTCGGGAGTCCCGCGCTAGACTACAGGCGGCTAAGACAAACATGCTTGGGTTTGCTACTGCGGTTTATCCGGGCTTTAAGATAGGCCCCCATCACAGGAAACTAGCCAAAATCTTCACAGATGTGGTTGAGGGTAACAAAAAGCGGGTGATTATCAACATCGCGCCTCGTATGGGCAAGTCTGAGTTCAGCTCTTACCTGTTCCCCGCGTACTTTCTGGGCAAATACCCCAACAAGAAGATCATCATGGGCACGCACACTGCGGGTCTGTCGGAGGACTTCGGTCGGCGGGTGCGAAATTTGATTGATTCGGAGGAGTACCGTGATGTTTTCCCTCAGACGTTGGTTGCAGATGACCAAAAGGCTGCTGGTAAGTGGTCTACAAGCGCTGGCGGTCAGTATTATGCTGCTGGTGTCGGGGGCGCTCTTGCTGGTCGTGGTGCTGATTTGTTCGTTATTGATGATCCTCATTCCGAGCAGGACGTTAAAACGAATAGCAGACTGGCTTTTGACACCGCATGGTCGTGGTTCCAGACAGGCCCGCTCCAACGTTTGATGCCGGGCGGGGCGATCATAGTCATTATGACTAGGTGGTCGCTCTTGGACTTGACTGGACGCTTAATTGACTACCAGTCTAAGAATCCTGAGGCGATTCCCTGGGATATTGTGGAGCTGCCTGCGATACTGAACGAGGACACAGAGGACGAGAAGTCACTTTGGCCAGAGCAGTGGCCACTAACATCACTTAAGTCTACGAAAGCGTCGATTGACCCACGGTATTGGAACGCGCAGTACATGCAGCAGCCCACATCTGAGAACAGCGCCGTCATCTCGCGCAGGATGTGGCGTAGCTGGGAGAAGGACGACCCTCCAAAGTGCGAATACATCATTCAGTCGTGGGACACGGCGTTTGAGACCAAGAACAACTCTGACTATTCAGCATGCACCACATGGGGCGTGTTCTACAACGAGGAAGAGAATGACTCGCCCCAACTTATCCTGCTTGACGCGTTTAAAGACCGGATGGCTTTTCCAGAACTTAAGGCCGTGGCGCTCAAACACTGGAAAGAGTGGGAACCAGACGCGTTCATTGTGGAGAAAAAGGCAGCTGGCGCACCACTGATACAAGAACTTAGAGCCACTGGCATACCGGTGCAAGAGTTCAGCCCATCAAGGGGTAACGACAAGATGGTGCGTGTGAACGCGGTTGCAGATTTATTTAGCAGTGGTAAAGTCTGGGCACCCGACACACGCTGGGCACGGGAAGTGATTGAAGAGATGGCGGCGTTTCCCGTTGGGGAGCACGACGACTACGTGGATACGACAACACAAGCGCTATTGCGGTACAGGCAAGGTGGGTTTATTGCTCTCGACTCTGACGAGAAAGAAGACCGGCTGTACAACTATGGGCGCAAAGCGGCATACTATTGATGACGACACAAAAGTTTATGGGCAAGAACCAACTGATCGACCGATTGGCCGCGCAGATGGGTTCTCGTGACGGAGCTTTGGATGTACTGCGCCAGCGTGGGCATGTAGACGCACAGGGAAATTTGACAGAAGCCGGTAAAAAGCGCGATGCTATGACGGCTGAAGAACGCGCTCTTGACAGAGCAAGCCAACGCACAGGTAAGAAACCGTCGGCCTTTAAATACGACCCCAGCACAAACCGTGCAACTTTGAGAAAGAAATTCTGACATGGCAACGAATATCGACAAAGCGCTGTACCAACAACCCGTTGGCATTGAAGAGCTGGCGCAGGATGAGTCCCCCATTGAGATCGAGATCGTTGATCCCGAAGAAGTTACCATCGGCATGGATGGTTTGGAGATCACAATGACTCCCGAGGATGACGATACGGAAGAAGGCTTTGCCGATAACTTGGCCGAGTACGTTTCTGCTAGCGTCTTGCAGTCACTTGCTGGAGACTTGGCAGGCGATATTGACAACGATAAAGCATCACGCAAAGAGTGGGAGAAGTCTTACGTTGAAGGTTTAAAACTGCTGGGCTTGCAGATGGAGGAGCGCACAGAACCTTGGAACGGTGCGTGCGGTGTGTTCCACCCCATGATTACAGAAGCGGTTGTTCGCTTCCAAGCCGAGACAATCACCGAGACGTTCCCTGCGCGTGGCCCTGTGCGTACAAAAATAGTTGGTAAAGATTCCCCAGAGACACGGGAGAAAGCGGCCAACGTTGAAGAAGACATGAACTTTGAGTTGACAGAGAACATGGTGGAGTTCCGTGCTGAGCATGAGCGCATGCTGTGGTCACTTCCCGCTACAGGCTCCGCGTTTAAGAAGGTGTATTTTGATCCCAGCTTGGGACGTCAAGTCTCGATGTTTATTCCTGCAGAAGACATCATCCTCCCATACGGCGCGACAGATTTAGATACGTGCCACCGCGTCACGCATGTGATGCGCAAAACAAAGAACGAGATTATTAAGCTTCAGCAGTCAGGGTTTTATCTTGATGATGTTGAGTTGTCTGACCCCACGCGTGAGCAGACAGAAATTCAGAAAGCCAAGGATAAAGAGACAGGCTTTAGCGACCTGAACGATGAGCGCTACATCTTGCTTGAGTGCCACGTTGACCTAGACCTTGAAGGCTATGAAGACGAGGACGAAGAGGGTGAGCAGACGGGCATCATGCTGCCCTATGTTGTAACCATCATCAAAGGCACGAACGACATCTTGTCGATTCGCCGCAACTGGAAAGAAGACGATGACCTCAAACTTAAGCGCCAGCACTTCGTCCACTACCAATACATCCCCGGCTTCGGAGCCTACGGCTTTGGTTTGTTCCACCTCATCGGCGGCTTTGCCAAATCTGCAACATCTCTCATGCGCCAGTTGGTGGATGCGGGCACACTGTCAAACTTACCGGGCGGACTTAAGTCCCGTGGCCTTCGGATTAAAGGTGATGACACACCGATTGCCCCCGGAGAGTGGCGAGATGTAGACATTGGTTCTGGCAACATTCGGGACAACATCTTGCCCCTGCCATACAAAGAGCCAAGCGCTACGCTGTACAACTTGCTCAACAACATTGTTGAAGAAGGCCGCCGCTTCGCATCTACCTCAGACATGAAGGTCTCCGACATGAGCGCAAACGCGCCCGTGGGTACAACGTTGGCGTTGCTGGAGAGACAGCTTAAGGTGATGTCCGCTGTGCAGGCTCGTGTGCACTTTGCATTGAAGCAAGAGCTTAAACTCTTGAAGAACCTGATCCGTGACTACACTGATCCAGACTACACATACGATCCAGAGTATGGCAACCGCAAAGCCAAGCAAGCGGACTATGACTTGGTGGACGTAATCCCTGTGTCTGACCCCAATGCGGCAACGATGAGCCAGCGCGTGGTGCAGTACCAAGCTGTGATCCAGATGGCGCAGATGGCTCCGGACATTTACAACTTGCCAGAGTTGCATCGCGGGATGCTGGACGTGCTGGGCATTAAGAACGCTGACAAACTTGTACCGATTGAGGACGATCAGAAACCAATCGACCCCGTGCAAGAGAATCAGAATGCGCTCAAGGGCACACCGCTCAAAGCGTTCCTACACCAAGACCATCAGTCACACATCCAAGTGCACATGATGATGTTGCAAGACCCAACGATTCAGCAGTTTATTGGTCAAAACCCACAGGCTCCCAAGATCATGGGGGCACTTACTGCACACATTGCAGAGCACGTTGGCTACAAAATGCGCCAGCAGATTGAACAACAGTTGGGTATGCCCCTGCCACCAGAGGACGAGAAGTTGCCACCACAAGTGGAGATTGCGCTCTCGGGCATGATGGCTCAAGCGGCCAATCAGGTGTTGATGCAGAACCAAGCGCAAGCTGCTCAGCAGCAAGCACAGCAACAAGCACAAGACCCAGTCTTGCAGCTTCAGATGCAGGAGTTGCAGATCAAACAAGGCGAGCTGGAGTTGAAGAAACAAAAGATGATGATCGACGCCGCAATTGCTTCCGACAAGCAATCGTTGGAAGAAGAAAAAGTCAAAGGCAACTTGGAGCTTGACTCTCTCAAGGTTGGTGCGCAGATCAACGAGAGCAAAAGCAAACAACAATTTGAGCAAGAGCGTGCTGGCGTGCAGCTTGGCACTGACATTGCAAAGAGTAAAGCCCAGATGGATTTACAAGCGCGAACTGCCGCGCTCTCAAACAGCAGCAAACAACGTGAGCCTAAATCATGATCCAAGACTTCGCACGCGTATTGCGCGAAAAATTACGCACTGACATGAACAATTATGCCGACGACCTCGCGGGCGGTTCATGTCGCTCTTTCGAGGAATATCAAAAACTCTGTGGTGTTATTTCGGGTCTAGCACTCGCAGAGCGTTATCTAATCGACCTGCTGCAGAAAGTTGAAGAATCAGATGAGTAATCTTGATTTGTCTCCCGGTGCTTTTGCACTGCCTGAAACTATCGAGCCGATGGCGGCACCCGCCCCAGAAGCTACGGACGAAGAAAAAGCACGACAACTACCCGACCCCACAGGTTGGAAGATTTTGTGCGCTGTGCCAGACGTCTCTGAAAAGATCGAAGGTACAGATTTATACAAGCCGACAGCCACCATGCGTCAAGAAGAGCACTCTACAACCGTGCTGTTTGTGATGAAGGTTGGCCCAGATGCGTATAAAGACACCGCCAAGTTCCCCGCAGGAGCATGGTGCAAAGAAGGTGATTTTGTGCTTGTACGTACGTATTCTGGTACGCGAGTCAAGATCTATGGCAAAGAGTTCCGTCTCATCAACGACGACCAAGTTGATGCTGTTGTGCAAGACCCTCGTGGAATAACCCACGCTTGAAGGAGTAAAAATGGCTGAACCATATAAGTTCCCAGACGAAATTGAAGACAAGAATCCACCCGAGATTGAAATTGAGGTGGAAGGCGAAGTCGACATAGAAATTGAAGACGACACGCCTGAACGTGACAGGGGCCGCAAGCCCTTGGACAAAGAAGTTCTTGATCCAACTGACGAAGAAATTGAGTCGTACTCCGACAAGGTGAAGAACCGAATCAAAGAGTTGACACACGCCCGTCACGACGAGCGCCGAGTCAAAGAAGCCACGATGCGGGAGAAACAAGAGCTTGAGCGTCTTGCACAACATCTTGTAGAAGAAAACAAAAGACTTAAACAAAACGTATATACTGGGCAGGAAGCAGTAATTGAGGGTGCTAAACAGCGTGCCGACTCCGAACTGGACATGGCGCGTCGCAAACTCAAAGAAGCCCAAGAATCTTTTGATACGGATGCCATCATTGAAGCTCAAGAAGCGGTGATGGATGCCAAAATAAAAGTTGAACAAACAAAAAATTATCGTCCTGCCCCTTTACAGGAAGAAAATTTTGAGGTACAAACTCAACAAACCCAGCCTGCGAAGGCTGAACCGGACGAAAAAACGCTGCGCTGGCAGGCTAAAAACCAGTGGTTCGGGTCACAAGGGTTTGAAGAATACACCAGCTACGCACTAGGGCTGCATCAAAAACTAGTCACAAACGGGGTTGACCCCCGCTCTGAGGAATACTTCGAGCAAATTGATGCTCGCATGAGGTCGACGTTCCCTGATATTTTCAGTGGATCACGAGACAAAAGGTCTGGTGAGGCAGTTAGAAAGCCTTCCACGGTCGTTGCTTCTGCGTCTCGTTCTACGAGTGCAGGAAAGGTGAAGCTAACTACGACGCAAGTTGCGTTGGCTAAAAAGTATGGACTAACCCCGCAGCAGTATGCTGCTGAAGTAATGAAACTGGAGAGACAGAATGGCTGAAACACAAGACCGCACACAACGTGATTTAAAAACACGCGAAAAACAAACTCGATACGTTTACAAACCGTCGAGTACCCTGCCCGATCCGACACCTGACCCCGATTTTGAGTTTCGCTGGGTAGCGACACACATTTTGGGACAAGCTGATCCGACCAACGTGTCTCGTAAGACTCGCGATGGCTGGGTACCGGTTAAGGCAGTAGACCATCCAGAATTGATGCTTGAAGGTAACGCAGTAACAGGTAACGTTGAAATTGGTGGACTCATGCTTTGCAAGATTCCCAAAGAAAAATTGAAAGCGATGTCTGAATACTACAACGGCCAAGCTCAAAACCAGATGGACTCAGTGGACAACCACTTCATGCGAAATAATGACCCAAGGATGCCGTTGTTTTCCGACCGCAAGTCGACTTCAACACGCGGAGCTGGGTTTGGTTCTGGTTCTAAATAAACATAGGAGGCTTAAATGCCATATCCCATTGTCGATGCACCTTATGGGTTTAAACCCATTAATCTGATTGGCGGTCAAGTA